GAGGCTTTATCAAGTGTCGCATTAAAAAACTTTCCTTTGATATATTCGGTCTTAACAATCTCGCCTGATGCCGGCGCACGATTGACATGCACATTAAACACGCTCATAAAAATGCTGATACGGTTGAATGTTTTGGTCTGAAGACCGAGTTCTTCCGGCCCTGCCACACGGGTAATCATTTGCACAACCCCGTCGGCCGGCGACACAACGACATCGTCAATTTTCGGTGTTATTCTGTCGGGGTCTCTAAAAAAGTAATAGCACCAAACGGTCAAAACCAACCCGACGAAGCCGAGCGGTGCCCATACAAGCGCAACCAACGCTGTGACAAGCGCAAAAATACTCACAAATTTCCATCCGTCCTGATTGATATTCGGGAAGATGTATTTGGCAAGTGAAATATCGATATTTTTCATCAATGTTTTCCTTTTTGTTTGATTGTGCCGAAACGCTGTTTCCGGCGCACAATTATTTTTTTCAGCACCATTGCTGACAGGCCAAGAAAAGCACATTTTTTTAAAAATTTCAAGAAATATGTTGCAATTATAAAATATTGTGATAATAAACTAAACATATTTTATGCGCTTGTGGCGGAACAGGTAGACGCTGCAGACTTAAAATCTGTTGCCAGCAATGGCGTGCCGGTTCGATTCCGGCCTAGCGCACCAATAGTAAAACAAAGGCTTTCACGATTTTTGGTGAGAGCCTTGTTTTTATCTCAAAGTAAAATTTACCCCTAATTTACCCCTAATTTCGGAATCAAAGATAATAGGGAAAAGAAAAGTTGCTGGTCATATAAAGCGATTGGCGACTTACAAATTGATTTGCCGGTCGTGTGTGACTTGCTGCCGGTAAGTATAAAAAAGCTGACACAATTAAACTTGTATCAGCCTCGTAATAAATTAAGTATGGTTTGCTAAACTAAAGAGCAATGCAAAGCAATAGGTAAAAATAAGCTTTATCCATATCGCCGCGTTGGTAAGCTGCAATAGCTATACAAATAAGAATAACGTTAATAATAGCGCAAATAAACTGAGTAGCGCCATTATTGGTATCATTACTATTGTTCATTTCACGCGCTCCCCGAGTTCAATATCAAAAACATCTTCAACGCATTTTAAGTCCGTATATTCGCCATCGGTTATTGTTATGTTTTTTATTTCAAATATCATACGCTCAGGATTTTTACGGTATGCTTTTTGAAATTGTACTTGTGGCCTTGTTGTATAAATATCAACATTACAAAGATGCGTTAAGCGCATTGGTTCTAATATCCTTTGATACCAAAAGGCGGTGGTCTTACGGTATTCGTGGGTTTTGCGGCCTGATTTTATTTCTTCAAACCAGTGGTCTGTTAATACTAATTTTAATGTTTTAGGCATCAGTAAACCTCCTTAATGAAGAACAATAGGCATCGGTACAACGTGATGCGTGCTTTTTTCGCGATTCTCGTATTTCCAAATCTCGTATTGGCACTCTTTCGTTCTTGGTTCTTGCATATAGCAATCTTTTAAATGGTCTTGCTGTGTTTTCTCGCAACATATACCAAACACTAATAAACCAACGAAAAAAGCTATAATAAGTAAAATTACGTGATTTTCAGACATTTTTAGTTTCCTCCATAGATTTTATATAAAAGGTAAATGACAATAAGGATAAGCCAGCCGATAAGATTAAGGATAAAACAAATCGGTGTATCTAAATCAATAAAGCTGCTATGGCCTTGTTTAAGGCAATTTCGCATCGTGATAATGGTAATTGCGGCCATAGCGCCAAAAATAAAATTCAAAACCATCTAATTACCTCTTATGTTATAGTTTGCACCAACAAAATTGCACAACAAGGTATCTCCCTGTCTTTCAATAATTTTTGCAAAAATTCTGTTTTGGGCATCGTTTTGGTTTGTTGACATATCAACGCTCACATTTATACACTCAAGGCTTGCCTCTCTATATCTTTGAGCGGTGGCGATTCCGTTACGATATGCGGCTGCAACCATCCCCCAAGTTGGCAAGCATTTATCAAAATGAGGCGAACGCTTAATAAAAGTGGCGCGAACATCAGGATAATAGGTTGATGTTGTATCTATTGGCTGGCTTAAGTCAAATTCTATCAAGCCAGCCCAAGCCGGTATTTCTTCTTCTTTTAGTAGTCCAACCGGTGTGCAATAATAAAATTCGTTAGCAAAACAACGTGCTGCAACCTGCTTATCTTGTTTTTTTTATGTCATTCTTAAAGTCGGCGCGACTTACTTTTACCTCATAACAGATTGTTTTATTACCAGCGTTGGGCGATATTGCAAAAACATCACACCGCCGCTGCGAAAAACCGTCATATCCTGTACCAAGCCGATATTCTTTAATTTTTAGAAAATTATCAGCGACAGTGCCATTATTCATAATATCAATTCGTCTGGTTATTTCTTTAGTTTTTTCTGCATCTGTCATATTTCAAACTCCTTATTTAACACATATAATGGCAGCGAATATAACGGCCGGTTGGTAGAGGAAAATATAAATCACCATAAAAGCTATCACCCTCAATACCGTAAGCGTGTTGGTCGCAGTATTCGTGGTCTATATATTGAAACTTATCGGGTATCTCTATCTCATTACCGAATATATCTTCAAAATCGTGAACAAAAGATTGTTTATCACCCGACGGCATATCTACAATTTCGTAGCCATATAAAGGTTCATCCTCTAGCCAATTACCGTATTGAAAATCCTCTGAGAGTTCGGATAACAATAAAAAATTATACAATTCTGCTGCAAATTGTTCTTCATCATCCATCGGCGCGAGATTATCTTTTGGTACAACAACCATTTTATGTTTAAGTATTTCTTGGTAAGGTATCCAAAAGGCATTATTATCCTCTGTCTGTCTTTTTAGTCCGTCTTTTAAGCTATATTCTTCTGCATCTCGGATATCAAAAGTTATACCGCCAGCTTTACTTTCAAAGGCCGTATATTCGCTTGATTGCTTTTTTAATATAATTCTACCCCATAATTCACTCATAACTTTATTACCTTTCTAATTAAAACCTCATCTATCTTAGCTAAAAGTTTTTTGGCAGCCTCAATATCGCCTTTGGTTGGTGTTCTATCCTCATAATCCTGCGTATCTGTTTCAACATAAACACGAGCCGCTTTAAGCAATTCTTTGAGTTCTTTGTTTTGCTTGTGGGCGTGTTCATAGCATTTGAGAATATTGTCGTATTCACCATAAGACGGTACCTTGGCCAAGATGTGTTCACCATCGTAAAGAGGATGCCAATTTTCGCGGCAAAGATATTTTTCAACAATGCCTCCGTTGGTTTGCTGTACGCCCTCGTGCATTATTGGCGAATACTCAATATAATACATACCCTCCGGTAATGTCTTGTTTTGATATTGTTGGTCTAAATCGTTCATTGCTTGGTTACCTTATCTGCGATGGTTGAAACAAAAGCCTCAAAATTATCATTGATTTGTTTGGCTATAACGGTGATGGCCTTACGGATGGCCGGCGGTGTATCTTTATCAATGTTTAAGCATTGTTGGATGCCGACCGCCTCGCCGTCATCGAAAAACCGTAAAACATAGGCTCCGTAAACTTTTTTATTATTATCCATAATATCCTCCGTTAATTTATAAGATAAATGACTAAGCCAAATAAGCCGCCGTGGATAATCTCGGCAATATTCTTTGGCTCGTTGATGGTTAGCTTTTCTAAGATTTTGTTGTCGTACAAATCAGGAAAGCGGAAAAACAATTTGTGGCAGCCAAGATAAATGACGTATTGAAACGGCATCAATAATATGGCCAGCCACGAATAATAAAGTAAAGGCAAAGCCCCGATGGTGTGACGAATGAGGGCATACCAAAAATCATAAAAGCCAACATACTTTTCTTTGCCGAGTTTGTCATAAACCCAATCAAGCGGTATTCTAAACCAGCGGCCGTATAGGCTCGGGTATTGGTCGTGACTTAAGCCGGCATCAAGGATGGCACCAACCGCACGGCTCCAATATTGCAGGATAACCCAAACCGCAATCGCGATGGTGACCAAGATATATGTTTTACCTTGCAGTTGGTAGGTTAAAACCGTCATACCGATAATGGCCTGAATAGTGCGGCTGATAACTTTCTTAAAGTCACCGTTGCCCCAAAAGCGCCGCCATAATGCCCAAAAAACAGTAGATAACATCATTACCCCCTAATTTAAGCAATCTGTTGGTGTATTGGCGCCCAAATCCTCGGCGACAGATAAATTGAATGTGCGGCCTTTAAGCTGTATCTCACACATAAAGCAAGATTGGTTTTCATCCATCATACCGATAATCAACGGCATAATGTTTTGCACAATATGTTTATCGTGCTTTTGCCAAAACGCCTGACACATCGGCGGCAGGTTGATTTGAACGCCGACAAGGTTACTATCCGGCTTACGGAATTTATCTATATCAATAATTTCTGCCTTGGCGGTGGTTGATTTTTTGGTTTTGTTTTTCTTAAAAAACATATTTGTTACTCCTTAATTAGTTATTTTGGTTAAAACTTGGGCTTTACTTTCACCCAATACGTATTGTTGGCCGTTTTTCATTATCAGCACGGTGTCCAGCCCCCCCCCGAACGTGTATTGCTCTTGAACATCGGCCACGAGGGCTTTTTCTAACCGGCGCAATTTGCCGGAAAGTAAAACGGTTACAAAGGTTTTAGTTTTGCGCTTGGTTTTGGTCATTTCTGATTTCCTCCCATTTATTAAAAAGCTGGTTAAGTTCATTAACGACAGATTTATAAAGTATATACTCGTCGGGGTTTTCCTCGCTTTTATTGATACCAATGGAATAAATGGTATCTATCTTATTGAGTAAATTTTTTGCTGTCTTAAACTTTTCCTTAAGTTCTTTAATGAGTTGGTCTTTGGCTTGTATTTGACTATGTAACTCGGTGATGATGGCATAATTAAGTACAACATCCCTTTGAGTTGGTTCTTGTGGTGGAAAAACAAGATTATCTTGATAATCAGGTGCGTTATTTGTCATAGTGTCTATCCTCCACGATTGAGTGTTTGAGCCAAGTTTGCATCCGTGTGATGGCATCTTGGTTCCAAGTATCGCGGCGCAAGTGTTCAAGGTCGGCAATTACACATAAAGCACAAGCCCTATCGGTGCGGCCACGTAAAGCGATACCCTCCTCTAAACCCGATTTGTAACAATCAAGTTCACGGATGCTTAAGGTTTGTTCAAGCATCAGCCTTGGCCGGTAGGCTTTAAGCCAAGAAAAAGTCTTTTGCATACGTTTACTCATACAAGCACCTCATTTATAACAGGGGTTTTAACGGTTGGCTGGCTGCGCTTGTCTTTCTCACGCATCAGACAATACATTGTAAAAAGTTTTAAGACACGTTGCCGGCTTTCTACATTACGAAACTCTTGGGAACGTGTGCCGCGTGTCCAATCTTGCAAAGCGCGGTGGGTGAGTTCTAAAATCTCTTGTTTATTGAGTTTTGGCATTTAATACCTCCCTTAAAAACGGTTTTTATCCTGCCGGTTCTCGATGATTTTAATAAGGCCGAGAACGGCAAAAATGATGGCAACACCTAAAAAGGCAATGGCGGTGGTTAAGTTCATCATTGTTAACGCCTCCCTGATGAGCCAAAACCCTTTGTACCACGTGCGGTTTCGCTCAAAACATCGGCCTTAACGACTTGCGGTTTATAAATCGGGCAAACCACCAGTTGAGCGATGCGGTCTAACGGCTCAACAATAAGGTTGTCTTTGCTGGCGTTAATTAAGGTTATCCAAATCTCGCCGCGATAAGAGGCATCGATGGTGCCAAACTGGGCAATGAGGCCGCGCTTAGTTAAACCGGAACGAGGCCGCACCTGCAACTCAACGCTGCAATTTTCTTTGTTTGGAATACCGGCAACCTCAACCATAATGCCGGTTGGTACGCTGACACGCTCGGCCGGTTCAACGGTGAGCGGCTTATCAATGGCAGCGCGTATATCATAACCGCTATCACCATCAGCACTGATAAGCTCGGGAATATTTGGGAATAAGTATTTGACTTTTAATTGTATCATTGGATTTGTTCCTCCGTTAAATCTTCATAATCAGGAATTGGCGCCAAGATAGCGACGGTTTTTAAGGCACCAATCATTACAACGCCCTCACAAAAGAGTTTTGATTGCGGTTGTGGTAATTTGCTGTTGGTGCGGTAGGTTATCTCGGCCAAAGATGGATGTTTGAAAGTAGCAACCTGCGGCGAGGTGCCGGCAATCGAGATGTAGTAATTGCCATCAGGTAAGCTATCATCCAAATATTCTGAGGTGAGTTTTTTACTTATCAGCGCTTTGTCCATCGGTAACCTCCATACGAGAGATAAGCCAGTTGATAAGGTCGGCCTTGCGATATACTACCTTACGGCCTTGTTTGAAAGAATTTTTAACACCGATGCCGCGGCTGTCGTAAGCCTCCATTGTTTTAGGCTTGTAAGGCGTATAACGGTGAATATCAACACGTGCAATAAACAGCGGCAAAGCAGCCTCAAAATCAGCGCGAATTTGTGAAAAATCTGTATCAGTCAATTTGTAACCTCCTAACAGTATTTGGGTAATTTGATGTAAAAGTTGGTGTCGATTTGCTGAAAGTCATCAGGTGAGCGAAAATGTTCGCCATCCCAAAGTGCAAGCGCGACCCGATAAGGCGGCTGGGTGGTGATGCTGCCTTTTTTATTAACAATGAACGGATTAGGTGCCAGCACAACATAATCAGCCTTTAAGGCCTCGTTACTGTTGTCCAGCTTATCTTTGGGTAAATATGACCATCTATTCATAATCAACCGCTCCGGCCATCTGTTGGTTGAGGTTTTGCATCTCTTGATTAAGGATAGCGGAGTTTATCTCGATGTTCTCAAGCAAACGCACGCAATTATCAAAAGAACGGTTATATTCAACCATATTGTAAGCGGTAAAGATGGCCGCCACTGCACCGCAGGCGTATAAAGTAACAGTGGTGATTTTGTTTTTTAGTTTAGCGCGGCGAATAGCAACAAGGCGCGAACGCATCCTGTCTATCTGTTCAACCGTGATTTGACCGCGAGGGGTCGGACTTACGCCTTTATATTTTTGTAATAACTCTGACATTTGAAAGCTCCCTAATAAAATTTGACTTGTTTAACTAACCACGGGTTGAGCGGCAGGCCATCCCATTGTTTGGTTTTTGAGTTCCAAGTTTGGAAACGGTAACCGGTATCAACCGCGCCACGAATAGCGGAAAAAGTATCACCGTTACGTAAGGTGATGCGGAAACGTGTAAGAGGGGAAAGTTTGGAAATAACCAAAGCGGCTTTGGTGCAATCTCTTAAACATCCTGTGTTTATGATTTTCATAATTTTAACCTCCTTATTAAAAATGATTAACCACTATTTGAGATTAAAATAAACCATATATGTTTAAGATGTCAAGAAAAAAATAAACCAAATATGTTTAGATAATATACACAGGATGTGTAAAACCTTATAAAATAAGGCTTTGCCCTGTGGAAAAAATTTTTCAACAGGGGTAAAAAGGATTAAAATTTAGTTAAGATTTTAAGATTATCGGCTTGCAAATAGTCACATAAATTGCAAAGACCGCTATATTGATATAATAAAAGAGATTGTTGGGAATATAAAAGCAGCCATACAAGATAATAAAAGAGGCAATGGCAATAAATTGTTTTTCTTGTCCGTGCTGCGGTTTATAAAAACAAAGCCTCCGGCCGGTTGTCCAGCCGATATGAAAAATAAAGTATATTACATAGCAATATCTTAATATTTCGAGTGCGGCTTTATTGCTTGATATATAATAAAGGCTTAGCACAATAAGGGTGGTAATAACCGGCAATATGTTTTTTCTAATAATCATTGCTTACCTTTCATTTGATTTTTGCGGTGGTTGGATTTGTTCCTGAGGCATTTTTGCAAGGTTTGTTTGTGTTGCATTGTCGTGATTATCCACGTTTTGAGGTGTGGCTGATTTTCGTATCATACGTAAAATCTCTCTTTCCTCCGGTGTGATTTCCTCCGGTTGCCACGCTTGCGGCAATATATCAAGCGGCTTAACACCCAAAGCGGTGGCGATAGCCTCGACTTGCTCTAAGTCCATTGAACGCGCATTGGTTTCAAGTCGGCCGAGATGCACTTGACTGATGCCGATTTTTTCGGCCAGTTGCTCTTGGGTTAACCCTTTCTTTTTGCGCAAGGCGCGGATGTTGTTTTTAATAACCAAATCGCTCATTTTAACCCCCTTAATCTGTCTTAATTATACCAAAAAGGTTTATAATTTTCAATACAAATAAAGTTTAATTTTCCACATAAACCAAATATGTTTATTTTTATCTTGACTTAATAAACCAAATATGTTTATTCTTATAAGTGGAGGTAATCAACAATGATGAAATTACAAGAATACTTAAACGAAACAAGCCAAACCGTTGCGATTTTGGCGCGTGCATTGGATGTGCAACACACCGTTGCGCTGCGCTGGGCAAACGGTACGCGGATACCCTCCAAAGAAAATATGCAAAAGATTTATGAATGGAGCGGTGGCCGAGTTGAGCCAAACGATTTTTATAACATTAATGATACAGAAAAGGAATTAAGCGATGGCGGAAGTCAAACCGATTATCCAAGTGAGGGATAAAAACTTTAGTGCATCCGTATTTGCGCGCAATATCGATTTTAAGAACGATGGCAATTATACCACCGTTTATTCGGTATGTTTGCAGCGCGGCTATAAGGATAAACAAACCGGTGAGTGGCATAATCAACAAATCAACTTTGAATGGGATGATGCGCTGATTATCCAAAACCTGATGACAATGGTCTATAACAAAGTGCGCCTGATAAAAGAAAAGGCCGATAAAGAGCGTAATGCCCAAGGCGGTGGTGATGGTGCATAAAAAGAAAATCTACGCACCACGCGCCGAGGCCGAAAGATTGGCCGCGCGTTTTGGTGTTTCAAAAGATATTGTTAATCAATTTGAATACGAGGATGATAATAAAATGGAAAATAACAGTAAATACAGTGATACGAGAATTGGCAAAGCCTTAACACCACCGCAAGACCCTAAAGACGAACCGGTAATGGATTGTGTTAAGAAAAAGGATGTTGAGGTTGGAGGTATTGCTAAAGACCGCTTGCTATCTTTAATTGAGCGTATCGAACGCTTGGAAGAAGAAAAGAAAGCCTTAACCACTGATATTGCCGCGGTATTTGCCGAGGCCAAGAGTGCCGGCTTTAACGTTAAAATTATGCGCAAGATATTAAAGCTGCGTAAAATGAACGCCGCCGACCGCGACGAGGAAGAAGTCTTAACCGATACATACCGTAAGGCTTTGGATATGTAAATTTAACCGCGGTGGTGACCATCGCAATTATCATTATAATGGAGCTTAAATAAAAATGGTTGAACAAACAGAAGAACTTGAGAAGAAAAAGGGCTGGGTCGTACCGGCCGCCTCGGTTGAGGCTTTGCGCGGCGAGGATGCCGCCCTTTTCAAAGAGGTGTTTGTGGCGATGCACGACTATAATATGGCCGGCTCGCTGGATACCTCGTCAATGACACCGGCAGCACGTGTGCTGTTTAATGTGTTCAAAGAAACAATCGATGCCAATATGCGGCGCTATGAAGCGATTAAAAAACGCAATCAGGAAACCGCACAAAAACGGCACCGCCGGAACAAAGGAGGCCTGTAATTTTACCAAATTTTACCACTGGTTACCACTGGTAAAAAATTGCGTGTTTTTCTTACCAAAAGTTACCACTGGTTACCAAATTTTGAATAAAGGGGTAAAAATGCCCCGAAAAGCCAATAAAACGGTTTTTAGTAAAAAATTTGGTCACCACTGGTTACCACTGGTAAAAAATTTAACAATATTTTACATAATTTTACCAAAACGCACCAGTGGTTACCAAAGCCGCAAAAACAAAAGAAAAAAGAACCAAAAAAGAAAAATAAAATATATATACTTGGGTTGTTGGTTAAAAGGGATTTGGGTTTTAGGGTTATAGGTTAAGGTTTAAGGGAAAAGGGAAAAGGTTAAAAGGTTGTTAGGGAAAAAGGAAAAGGTTGCAAAAGCTGTGGATAAATGGGCTTTAGGTGTGGGTAAAAGGGTAAATGCTTGCCGTTCTCCTCACCGCGCCTTTGCTGACACGCTAACGCGTACCATTGCAAAGCCTGCGGTGGGCAAGCATTTTGAGGGGTTTGCGCTTTTATCAAGCGCAAAGAGTAAGCAAGTTATCACTTGCTTTTGCGCCTGCCGGCGCTGGCTCGGCAAGGGAAAAGAGGCGGTTTTAGCCTCATACAAGAACTGTAAATTAACGTTTTGCTGCTAGTTTGAGGGGTTTTGAATGAGAATAAAAGTAGAAAATGAAAACGATGTCAAGAACGAGATAGAACGCTATTTTAAGACATTATACGCGCTGCCGGTGGTATGGTTGCCGCAATGCGCCAAAAATTACTTATGGCAACTGATGCCGAGCCTGCCTAATACTGAGGATATTGAGGCTTTTAGCTTTAGATTTAACCCGACCAATGAGGATATAAGCCATTGCTGGGCGATGGATGAGGTCTTGATGGCGGTTTTGAATAAATTTGAGTATAAACTTCTCTCTGAGCGTTTTAGAGAGAAACCGCTGCCGTGGAAAGTGCTTGAATATCAGCATCACTTAACGAGGCAGATGTTAAAAATTTATGTTGATAAAGCCATCATAAAGGTATATAAACAATTAAAAACAAAAGAGTAGCGCGTTTTTTCTGTCTAAAAGGTTAATTTATTTTACATCATTTTACATCATTTTACATTTTTGTATTTTACATTTTTGCCTTAATAGGGTTATAAAAAAGTTAGGATGGAATTTTTATACTCTATCCGCAAAGCTCCGAGGAAACTCGGGGCTTTTTTGTTTGGCAACACATAGGCAATGCTTATGCGAGAATGTTAAGCTCCAGTTAAAGCGGTGCATCAACCACACCGCTTTAGCACTGATGGAGGGTAAAATGGTAAAAAAGGAAACAAAAAAACTTAAAACGAAAAACAAAGGCGGCCGGCCGAAAGCAAAATGGAAATCCAAAGCCACGGCTGAGCGTATTTTTGAAAAAATGCGCGAGGGTAAATCTTTGCGTGCCATCTGTAAAGAGGACGGTTTGCCGACAACAAAAGTTTACGAATGGTTGAATGGTGAGTTTTGTGAGCAATACGCGGATGCGCAAGAGGCGCGCGCGGATTATTACTTCGATGAGATATTAAATATCGCTGATGAGGTAAAGCCGGATAAAAACGCGGTTGCCAAAGCAAGGTTGATGATTGACACACGCAAGTTTGCAATGGGGCGGATGGCTCCAAAAAAATATGGGGAAAAGGTTAATGTTGATGTAAGCGGCGAATGCGAGGTTAAACACGATGGAAAAGTTGATATTGCTCCGACAGATAGCGCAATACAAGGAATTAATGCAATCATTGAGCGCGTTATCCGAGCAGGAAAAACTGAACACGTGGCGGACACTGGCGAAAAATGATTTATTCTTTTTGCTGGTTTATGTGCTTGGTGTAAGTTTTGCCAATAACCAATGGGTGTTAGACCGATGCCGTGAATATCAGGCCGACCCTTACGGTCACTTAGACCTTTGGGCGCGCGGCCACTATAAAAGCACAATCATTACCTTTGCCGGTACGATATTTGAAATTATTAACGACCCTGAAATAACAATCGGTATTTTTTCACACAAACTGCCGATTGCAAGGGCTTTTGTAATACAGATAAAAAATGCTTTGGAAAATAACGAGCTGTTGAAAGCCTTGTTTCCTGAGATTTTTTATAAAGACCCGAAAAAGGAAAGCCCTAAGTGGACGGAAGATAAAATTTGTGTTAAGCGCTCAACCTCGCGTAAGGAAATGACGGTTGAGGCTTGTGGGGTGGTTGAGGGGCAACCAACCGGTATGCACTTTGACCGCTTGGTTTATGATGATTTGGTTACACTTGAAAGCGTAAACACGCCGGAACAAATCTTAAAAACCACGGCCGCTTACCGGATGAGCCTAAACTTAGGCTCGGCCAACGCTAAAAGAATTATGATAGGTACATTTTATGCTTATAATGATACCTATAATGAAATTATTAAAGAGGGCAGCATTAAGCCGCGTATTTATCCGGCAATGACCGACCCGACCGATTTTAATACTTCGGTGTTTTTGCCGCCGGATGAGCTGAAAGCCAAACGCGTTGAAATGGGCGCGGCAACTTTCGGCACGCAAATGCTGCTTGACCCGAGTATTGCCAACAACCGCTATTTTATGCCGGAATGGCTGAAATATTATGACGGTAAAGGCTGGGAAGAAATGAACCGATACATCATTGTTGACCCTGCCAGCTCAAAAGACAAAAAGAGCGACTATACCGTGATGCTGGTTTTAGGTCTTGGTAAAGACGAAAACTATTATGTGATTGACGGTATCCGCGACCGGCTTAATTTATCGGAACGGACAAACTGGTTGTTTCGATTGGTTGAAATGTATCACCCAAACGCTGTTTGGTATGAAAGTTACGGCCAACAAGCCGACCGTGAGCATATTGAGGGTGAGATGGCTTTAAGGCATTATCGCTTTAATATTAACCGATTGGGCGGACATATTGCAAAAAAGCAAAGAATTGAAAGATTGCAGCCGCTTTTTGAGCAAGGCAAAATCTTTTTCCCGACACGGTTACCGATGCTGACGGTGGACGGTGAAATCAAAGACTTTACGCAAATGTTTGTAGAGGACGAATACCTGAAATATCCGGCCGTTAATCACGATGATATGATTGATGCGCTGGCGAGATTGTTTGATATTAACGGAATTTGGCCGAGCAAGCAATCAATGACTTATCGAACCGTAATGTATAACCGAGATTAAAGCAATGGCGACAATTAGGAAATATCAAAAAGGCGATATTGAAAGTATCGCCTTTAATGCAATCGGTGCGGCTGAATGGAAAAAAGCACCGCGCAAGGCCTGCCTTGAAAAAGGCGAGGCTTATACAATTATTGTTGGAAAATATAAGTGCGTGTTGTGCGTGGAATACGTAAGCCGCGCTTATAATATCTGGTTTACACCGGATAAAAGGATAAGCCCATTGTATCTGAAATATGCAAGCTGGCTTATTGACAAAGTGGCTGAACGTGGTCTGCCCCTGTTCACGCTATCGGAAAAATCAAAGATGCAAACCAAAATGCATAAGTTTTTGGGTTGCAAGGCCGTTGGTGAGGAAAGCGGCAAAACAATTTGGCTATATGTAAAGGAAAGGAAACAATACAATGGGTAAAAGTATAAAAAAGGTTGTTAAATCCGTTGTTAAAATTGCGACCGCGCCAATAACAGCACCGATTAAAGCAACAAAAAGTTTGCTTAAGGGTGATATTAAAGGCACGCTCAACGGATTAACTGAGGGCGCAACCGGCGGTTTGGTAAGTCTGCAAGGTAAAGATGCGCTTATTAATACCAAACTTTTGGAAACACCTAAGGTTATTAATACGGCCGATGCCGTTAAACAAACAGATACCGAAACTGACGGATTGCTGCAATATGTGAGCGATTTGCGCACAAGAAAAGCACGCCGCAACCGTGCCAGCACCGATAATACCGGTAACACAAACAATACCAGTGCCAACAAATTAAGCGGCATTACAGCTTTGGGAGTATAAGATATGGCTATCGGAAGTATTTTTAGGAAACTTGTAAAGTTTAGAGGTTTGAAATCTGCGCAAGATTATATTGCTGCTTTAACCGGTCAAAAGACCCAAGCGCAAATCCAAGAGGAAAAACGTAAAGCCCAAGAGGCTGAAAAGGCCGCGCAGGCTGCACAAGCCTTGGCCAACGCCAGTGCTATTACCAATAACGGCCGAACGACCGCCACGCCACCGGCCGATAATGTGACCGGTAAGCCGGTAAGTGTGGATAATACCGAAAACGAGGAAGAACTTTATATTAACAATATGCGCAACCGCCGCCGTAAACGTGGCGCGCCGATGACAAACAACCAAGGGGTTTTGGGTCAACCTACAACTTTGGGAGTATAAAATATGTATGAAGTAAGCAAAAGCCAAGCTAAAGAGTTTATCCGTGATTTGGGTAATCTTGAAACCGGCCGCCGACCAATGGAGTGCGTTTGGCAGACGATTTTGGAAATGCTAGACCCTGCCAATGCTTTTATTACCAAAAAGTATTCGGCTAAAAAGGTTTGGAACGAAAAAATCTATTCGACCGCTGCACAAAGGGCTTTGCCTAAGTTTGTGGCTGCGCTGCAATCTACCGTAACACCGCCGAACCAAAGATGGCACCGGTTTATACCGCCAAAGATGAGCTTAAAAGATAAGCAAAATGTTAAAGGTTGGCTTGAGAATTTAACCGATGTTGTATTTGAATATCGTTATCGCCCTCGTGCCGGTTTTAACAAGTCCATCATTAAGATTTGGAACGGCTACGGTAAATTAGGCCTCGGGGTAATGTTTGTTGATGAGGATAAAGAGGGCAACGGCTCAACTTATGAGGCGGTTAATATGAAAGACTTTTACCCTGTGCTTTATAAAAACGGCTCGATTAAACTTTGCTATCGTAAAATCGTTAAGTCGGCTTGGGAAGTTTGCGAGGATTTGAAAGCCAAAGGAATTGACCCCGAAAAAGTGCTGCCCTCTGAGATTTGGGAAAAAGTCAAGGTCAATAAAAATACACCGCTTAGCCTCGTTCATATTGTTAAGCAACTCTCGGATGATGAGATTAACCAATATAAAAACACATTGAAACGGCCGGACGGAACAACCGCGGTGACTAAATACCGATATGGTTATTGTTTGTTGGTTAATGATATGCACAATCCGGCTGTTTTAGACACCGGATTTTATTTTACCTGTCCGTATATGTTTACGCGCTACAAAGAGCTTGATTATGATATTTATTCAAACTCACCGGCGTTGGAGGCGTTGCCTGATATTAAGATGATGCAACGTATCAGAAAATCAACCATTGAAAGTGCCGAAAAAGCGGTTGACCCTCCGTTGCTTGCAAGAAACGATGCTGCTTTTGGTGGATTGATGCCGATAGCCGGCGCAATTATGGCCGGTACCTTGGATGACGAGGGGCGCGAGATGTTAAAACCGTTAATGACCGGTGATAACGTGCGTATCGGCACCGAGATGGAGGAACTGGTTGCTAAAGGAATTGACGACTTTTTCTTGGTACCGCTCTATATGATGTATTACCAAGAGGGAAAGATGACGGCCACCGAGATTAACCAACGCGCAATGGAGCGTGCGATGTTAATGTCAATTAACGTGTTCCCGATTGAAAATGAACTCTTAGACCCAATGGTTATGCGTGAACTTGATATTTTACGCCGCCAAGGAAAGTTGCCTGACAAGATGCCGGACGAATTAAAAGAGTTAATGGAAAATGACGAGCCTTACTGTGCTATTCAATACGAGGGTGAACAACATAAAGCCCAAGAATTGATAAAAGCCAACGGTATTGCTACCACAATGGAGGCGGCCGTCGGATTATCCAACTTTGACAGACACATACCGCTTGCGTTCAAAGGTTATAAATGTTTACAAACCTTAGCCAGCGCCAACGGTATGCCGGCTGACCACCTGATTGATGAGGATGAGTACGATACTTTATCAGAAAAGCAAGCCCAAACCGATAAAGCCGCAGCCGAACAAGCCGCTATTGACAGCGGCGCGGCCAATGTGGCCAACTCGGTAGCGGCACGTTATGACAACCGATTAGCTAGTGGGAATTACTAACGATGAGTAAAGAGGATGAATTAAAAGCCTATATTAGCGCCTTGAAAGAATCTTATATGGAACTTTCAAAAAATGAGGCGGTAATGCAGGATTTGAGAAGTTTCTGCTCGCTTGCTATCCCAACGGATATGAGCGGAAAGATACCAAACCTTGATGTAAGCAAGGTGATGGTTGCAACTGGGCGCGCATCAGTGCTGGAACGGATAGATTATTTTATCAATACCCCTGAGGCGCAGATTGTGAAACAATATTTAGGAGCTTAAACCAATGAGCGAAGAACAAACCAACGAAACACAAGAACAAGAAACCCAAACACCACCGGAAAACGAAACAAAAGAACCGGAAAAGCAAACGCAAGACAATGAAACCAAACCCTCCGAAAATGAAACCAAAACACCGGAGGGTTTAGTTTTTCCTGATGGTAAAGATGCGGCTGCGGTTTTGGCGTTCAGAAAATCTTGCGGATACCCTGAGGCGGCCGACGGTTACGGTTTGCCGATGGAAACGGAAGAACAGAAAAGTTTAGTGTCCTTTCTTCACAAGTGCCAGCTTGACCCGATAGCGGCCAAAGCGGTGATGGAAAACGTGGCGGAATCCTTGAAACTTGACGAACAACAATCAAAACAAGCCTATACTGAGGCTTATAATAAGGTTGTTGACGGCTGGGGCGAAAGCAAAAAGGAAAACCAAAACCTTGTGAATAAGGGTATGTCTTTGGCCGGATTGGACGAGGACAAACTAAGAGGAATCTCCGATACACTCGGAGTGGAGGCGGCACTCAGTATGATGATGCTGTTGGGAAAAACGCAGACAGACCATAGCGGTGTGTCCGGCGGCAACAGTGAAGATAATGAGAGCCTTCTGGGGTACATCTCACGCAAACGCGGTTAAACAAGAGGTGTGCTTATTTTTAACAGGGGGCAATTAAGCCTCCATTTTTATAAAGGAAAAAAGTAAATGAGTAATGATACTTTACAACAAGTAGCCTTGAGTTACTCCAAAGTGCAACAGAAACTCATTAACAGCTTTATGAAAGAGCTGAAATTTATGCAGACTGTGCCTTATATGCAGGCAACTCACGGTTTATTCAACCAGTACGAGGAAGTAAGCGGCGTTAGCGGTGCTGCTTTCCGTGAATTTGATGCACCAAACGTTGAAATGGACATCGAAACCATTATGAAACAGGAAAAGCTTGGCGTTTTAGCCGGTGAAATGAGCGTATCAGAAGAAAAAGCATTGTTGATTGCCAACAATATCACTGATAGCGCTAAAGCTGCCGAAATCTACTTTGCTAAACGTACACCTGTTGTCTTAAATGATGCCGGTAAGGCAACTGAAAGACACTTTATTTATGAGCATCTTTATAAAAAAATGTATGCTTATAATAAATTGGTTGGCAGTGATGCTACAAAGCGCACCATCATTAACGCTGGTGGTTCAAGCAATACCAACTATTCTATCTTTGCTATTCGTCAAAACAAAGAGGAAAACTGCGGCCTCGTTAGCCCTGTTGGGGAAAACAAAGACGAGGTTATGGTTATGGATTGGTTGAATGGTGGCGAAAGACACAAAATTACATCAGGCTCAAATGCCGGTAAAATCGGATTCGAGGCAACTTGGAAAGCCTTTTTGGGTTATCAGGTTGCACGTCCTGATTATTTGGGCGCCATCGTTAATATCGACCCTGCAAACAGTAAAGACGTAACCGCTGCAATGATTGATGACTTGTTAGACCGTGTAGAGGCTGACCCGTCCGATACCGTTTTGGTTATGTCAAGAGGTATGAAAACACACCTCGGGCAGTTCAAATATGAAAAACTGCGCACCGTTTATGCTGATGATAAGATTAAAAATGTTGTTCAAGAATGGAACGATATTCCACTTATCGGCACAAACACAATGTTACGCGGCACTGAATCCAACTTTAGTATGCCGTTCTAACCATAACAAAAGCCGCCGTATTTACACGACGGCTTTTTATTTTTTTAACTTTTATCAAAAAGGATAAATAATATGAAATATGGATTTTATAACGAAAACTTTATTGACGAGGCGAGCGCAGCAACTTCTGTTTCTGCTACACGCGGCGTCAAAGTCGGCGGTGCGTTAGGTCACGTTGTAGCTTTGTGCATTGCCGGCGCCGGCGGTTGTTCGATTGCATCCGGTAAAACCGTTACTTTAACAGCAACGGAATGCGACACTTTGACTGGCACTTACACCTCTCTTGGTTCGCATACTCGCACTTTTGCTGATGCAGAAAGCTTTGCCGAGGGTGAAGTAATCGCCGAGATTGCTTTTCCGTCTTACGTTAAGAACTATGCTAAAGTTGCTTTTGCAAGCAATGATAGCGCAATCAGCGGTAAGATTAAGGTTGTTCCGCACGCTTTAGGTTAAGGTAGGTGCAGTATGGTTAAATATATTGCATTGAACGATACCACCTACAAGTTTCAATTTGTCCGCAAAGGCGCGGAAATTGAAGCCGGCGAGGAATTAAGCAAGAATGTTAATTTTAAGCGTGCCGATGGCAAAGCCGCCAAGGCTGAGCCGTCTAACCCTGACAATACCAATGAGCAAGAGGTTAGATTGCGCGCTAAAGAATTAAAGATTGCTAACTGGCATATGAAAAACCCGAAAACATTATTGGCAGAGATTGCAGAGGCCGAGGCAAAACTTGCCGCACCTGCTGTAAGCGAAAACGATAATGGCGAGGGTGAAACAGAGCCTAAAGGTGATGAAACACCACAAGCATAAAGCAAACTGAGGGGGTGATAAGCCCCCTCTTTTATTTTAGAGGAATTTTTGAAATGGTAGCGACCTGCACAACTGATTTAGATATTATCAACGCTGCAATCAGAGCGTTGGGCGGAAAACATAATATATCAATTAACGATGCAACCAATGCGGCTGAGGAAATGCGGGCTGCTTACCGATTGGTAAGAGATGGCTTGATACGTGCTTATAATTGGAATTGCTGCATTAAAGAGGATACGGCAGCTTTTATTGAAGAAAGCGCAAACAAAGTTTATCAAGACCACAAGTTTGTTTATCAGATACCCTCGGATTGCTTGGGTATTATTTTAATCAATGATGTGTTTACCGGTTATTCAGGTATTGAACGTGTGGAAAATTATAAACCGGTTTATAAAATCAGAGGAAATAAGATTTATACGCGCTTTAAGCCGCCTTTGTATATTGAATATAAATATCGCAATGAGGATGTTTCAAGCTATGATGCTTGTTTCTGCAAAGTATTAGCTTTGGAATTGGCGCTTGAGTGCTGCGAAAGAATTAAACAATCTGACAGTGCGGCCGATAGTTTGCGCAAACAAAGAGATGATGCGCTCAATGATGCTTTGCGCTGCAACGCTTTGGAAATACCGGCACGACCAAAACCGACCGGCAACTGGTTAAGAGGCAGGACTTTGGACGAATGGGGCGAGGAGTAAAAGGCTATGGTGCAAAAAAGAGTTTTACGAGCCTTTAATACCGGTGAAATCAGCCCCGATTTATACGGTCGTGACGATGTGGCCAAAGTTAATGCCGGCTGCATTGTATTAGATAACTGGTTATTGACTATTCAAGGCGCGGCCTATTACCGCGGCGGTATGATGTATGCTGCTCAAACCAAAAACAACTCAAAGGCTTTGCTTATCAGATTTGCTTATAATAACACCGATGTTTATATTGTGGAGTTTGGCAACCGTTATGCACGCTTTTATCGTAACGGCGAGCAAATGCTTGATAACAGCTATCAACCGTTAGAATTGGTTTCACCTTATACCTTAGCTGACCTTTGGGATGATGACGGCACACCGGCCATTACTTATGTGCAATCAGGCGATGTGGTTTATTTGTTTCAAACGCAAAAGAAATATCCGATACAACGCTTGGAACGTAACGCCAACGGCACTTTTTCACTCAATGAGGTGCAGTACGACGAGGACGGCGGCTTTGAGGATTTGAACCAAAACCAAGATGACAGAGTTTATGCCAGTGCGCAAACCGGCACCGATGTGGTTATTACCTCAACCAAGGCGATTTTTGAGGCCGGCCATATCGGCGGCCTGTTCTATATCGAACCGATTAACTTTAGCGGTATTTATAACTGGGCTGAGGGTAAAAGCGTTACTTCCGGTCAACGGATTATCTCAAACTATAAAACATATACCGCCGATGCCAACGGCACCACCGGTTATGCAACACCGAAACATACTGAGGGTAGCGCCTCGGACGGCTCAGTCAACTGGACTTATGAGGATTGCGGCTATGGTATAGGTAAGATAAAATCAGTGGCGGTCGATGGTAAAAGCGCGGTTGTTGACGTATTGATGCCGTTTCCGTATGCGGCGGTTGGTAGTACGCGTGCCACTTGGAAGTGGAAATTTGGCAGTTGGTGTGAAAAATACGGTTACCCGACCTGCGGATGTTTCCACCGTGAGCGTTTGGTGGTGGCAAGAGATAACCGCGTATGGTTTAGCTGGAGTGATGACTTTGAGAACTTTGCCGAAAAAGACTTTGGGGCTATCACTTATCAAACCGGTTTCGGCTTTAATGTTTCATCCGGTGTAACGGTTGGTGCAATTAAATGGATGGAAAGCGCTAAAGATTTGGTATGTGGCACTGATGTTAATATCGTGTCTTTGGCCGAAAGTAACACCAGCGATTTATTCTATGTTTCAAACTGCCGCTCGTATCCGCAAACATCTGATGCCTGCCGCCGAGTTCAACCGGTGAGAATTGGCCAAAGAATTGTGTTTGTGGATATTACCGGTATTTCTGCCAATGTTTTGAGCTATGAGGCCAACAATTACCAATATGACAGCGACACTATCCAAACCTATGCTAAGCATATTTGCGTTGAGGGTATTGTGGATATGGTGCGCATTAAAGAACCGTTTGATGTAATTTATTGCCTTAAAAAGAATGGCGATTTGAGTTGTTGCCTGTATAATCCGCAGCAAGAGGGCTTGGCTTGGTATCGGCTCAAAACTGATGGCGAGGTTGTAAGTATTGCAGCCGATAGCGCCAACTTGGCTTTATGCGTTAAGCGTAAAAGAAAAGTCGGCGGTGTAGAAGTTGATAATTACGGTGTTGAGTTTTTGCAAAATCCGTTTCAGGGCTTTTTCTCAAAGACGATTGCCGACTTTAACACTGATAAAGAATATCGCCAATACTGCATTGACAGTTTATTGGAGGCACAAAAAGAGGCTTGCTATTTGGATGCAAGCCATATTTATAGCTCAAATACAGCCTTTACGACTATTGACAGCGGCTTAGACCACTTGGCCGGCCGCACAGTTAGCATTATCTCGGAGGGCGGTATTGAACCGGAGCAAGAGGTTAAACTGGTTAACAGTAAATGGACAATCACTTTACAAAAGGAAAGCAAGATTGCGATTATCGGCCTGCCTTATAAGGGCGTGATTGTGCCAACCCCGATGGAGGGTGACGGTGAACGCAGCGCAAGAGGCCGGATTAAACGCGTTAATCAGATTGGATTTAGAGTTTATAACTCAATGGGCGGCCAATGTGGCGACACAATGGACAGCCTAAAAGACGTATTGTCGCGGTCGGGCGGTGATGTTTTGGACAACCCGATACCGTTATACAGCGGCGATATTGAGGGGTCACCGTTTAATGGGGATTATTCGGAGGCGGAAAGAATAGTATTTGTACAGAACTATCCGCTACCGTTTACCTTGCAAGCGATTGTATTTGATTTTGAGATTTATTAACGGAGGGTAAAATGGTTTTTCCTGTTGTTGCAGCGGCTTTAACGGCTGCCAGCTTTGCTACTAATTTTTTAGGCTCAGCCAAACAATCTGATGCGCAAGCCAAACAATATAAACAACAAGCTGCGTTAAAAAATCTTGAGGGTGATATTTATGAGAAAAACGCAGCCGCACAAGCCAATGCCGATGCTTATAACGAGGATATGGACAGAAAGCAACGCGACTTGGAACTCTCACGGATGCGCACGGCCACGGCGCAAAGCGGTGTAACTGGTGGAACATTGATTGATGTTCAACTGCGTTCTGAAATGGATGCCGAGATGGACGATATGATGGCGCGATATAATAATCACTCAAAATATGTGGCCACAATGTATGAGGCTGAAAAGGCACGCACTGAGGCGGCTCAACTGTTATCTAACGCCAAAAGTGTGAAAAAGAATAAATGGCTCAATGCTTTTATTGGTGGGGCAAATGCGGCCATAGGCACCGCATCAACATCAGGATTAACAAATATAGCTAAATAAGGGGTAAAACAAATGGCTTTGAACAATACCTATGAAAGAAAAGTTAGGGCGAACCCGACCGCGCTTAACCCTAACCAACATTATGTGCAAGAGTATGATGCCGATGCTGAACTGGCCAAAGGATTAACCGCGCTGACCACCAAAGCAATAGATATTTATGCTAAACTTGATTATGAGGCTGCCGAACGCGACACTCAAGAGGAATTGAGCAACCGGCAAACCGAGCAAAAGGATGCGTTGCGCCGCGCCAATATGATTGAAGAACCGCGCGCACGTGAGGCTTTTTACAACAAGGAAATGGAAAAAATCAATAAAAAGTATGGTAAAAGCATTGATGACCGTTTTGCCGGCGATTATAACCGGCAGGTTAAACAAGATGATGATGTGGCCTTGCTTGATTTGTATTTTAACCGCGATAAGGATTTGCAAAGCGAAAATAAAAAACGTGCGGCCGCTTTTCGGGAAAAGATGGCCGAACAAGCCGCCGGTGCTGATGCTGCTTATCAGGCCGTATTGGATACAAGGGTTAAGGGTGATTTGGATAATCAACTCAAAAACGGTACAATCTCTCGCTTTGAATATAATCAGGCTTGGGAGGAATACGGTAAGAAAAAGACTTTGAACAGCCTTAACCACCGGTTGATTGTTGACCCTGAGGGTTTGGATGCGGACTTGGCACAAAATGCTTATGGTATGAACCAAAAAGATTTGGATACGTGGCGCACTAAAACCAATAATGCCTTAAAGAACCGCAAAATGGAGGCCGACCTTAAGGCTGAGATGATGATAAGCCAAAACACCGAGCAAGCCATCAATTTTATTAACAACGCCAAAATGCCGCCGCAAAACCTGTTAAATACCTTACCGGAAAAGGTGCAAAAAGGATTGCAGGAAAAATATAACTATGCGCTGCAAGGCGAGGATGTGCCGACTGATGTAAATGTTTATGACCACCTGCAAACGGTATTAACCCAAGACCCTGCGCGATTTAAGCGGATTAACCTTTATGAGTATGTTGGTGATTTATCGGAAAAGGATTTTAAGACTTTTCAAGCCTTGCAGGCCAGCGTTGTAACCACCAAGGGCGGCAAGTCAAACACCGACCCGAGTATTAAACGCGCGCAAGATTTAATGGCTTTGGCTTATCAAAAAGCCGGCATCAAAAAAGATGATGCCGAGGCTAAATACCATTTTAACAGCGCGTATGAGGCCGAGGTAAGCGACTTTATCGCTGAACATAAGCGCAAACCGACACGCCAAGAGGATGAGGCGATTATTAACCGCTTGACCAAAGAAACGGCTTTGCAATCAAAGCACTGGTTTACTTATGCCAGCGATAAACAGACTTGGAGCCTTGAGCCTGAGGATATGCAAAAGGCTTATGTGCCGCTAAAGGAAATCAAAGAGGATACAAGAAACAATATCAACCGGTTTTTATTAAGCCAAAATATTGACCTATCCGGCTTAAGCGCCAACGAGCGGAACGGATGGATTGAAAAAGTGGCCGGAACTTTGAGCTTGCCGCGCTATATGCAAAGCCAAGCAATGAGTGAGCGGTTAATGGAATTGAGAACATTTTTAAGCAACAAAAGATAGGAGCGTTAAACAATGGAAAACAACGACGAAACCCTGAACAATGATAGTTTTTCAATAACCGAAAATGAGCCGGAGGAAGAAACCACGGCTCTTTCTTTTGGTGCTAACAAACCCGAAACTTTTACCAACGAATACGAGGACAGTATCGACAGCTCACTAGCGAGATTGTCAAGCACTTTTGGTGAGCAAAATTTTAATATACGCGCCTCAAATATTGAAAACGGTTTGGCAACTGACCCGATTAAATACGGCAAGGCCAAAAGAATTGCTGAGCGCCGTAACACTGATGTTGACCTTGTGTTTGATAATTTTGAGGAATTTGAGAAAAAAGATAAAGAATTATTGTTGGCTGAGATTGTGGATAAGTCACCGGCCTTAAAAGAATTAGCAACCGATGACCCCGAATTTATGAAACTGGCGGCCAATGATTGTGACAAACTCAAAGAAATCAGCGATAACTTAACGATTTACGGTGAGATGGAAAAACCGATTGCGCCGATTGCTTGGGCTAAAAAAGCGCAATACATTTATAACGAGCAAGAGGAACGCTTGGATACATACGATGAAATCGGCGACTTGATGAGTAAAGACGACCCCGAAAGTCAAGCGAGATTGGCAATATTGGTGGATAAAGCCAACCAAAACCCTCTTGTTGATACAAGCGATTGGTCGGATATTGGCTATAATTTTATTGAGCAACTACCTTATCAGAAAAGAACAACTTTACCAATGATGGGCGCGACCTTTGCCGGTGCTGCTGCCGATGCGGTAATATCTGCCAAAGTTGGTGCTGCCGGTGGTGCGGCTGCCGGCGCGGTTGCAACCCCTGCCGGAAGTGCGGCCGGTGCCACGGTTGGTGCGGTTGGTGGTGCGGTTGTTGGAACCATTAAGGGTGCAACCATCGGATATGCTGCCGGTAATGTGATTGCTTTCAAAAATACCTATGATGTTGAAACCGGCGCAATGTATGCCAACCTTGCAGTAATGAAAGATGAAAACGGTAAAGGGTTTGACCGTGAGGATATGGTCGCAGCAAGCCGTATTTATGGTGGCATCAGTGCGGCAATCGAACTTGTGCCGGCAAATACTTTGGCGCGTGTTTTTCCTTGGTATCAAGAGGCTAAAAAAGGATTGCTTAAGGCTGGATTGAAAAAATCTATAATAGAAAGCGTTAAAGATAAAACCGTTATGCAGGTTTGGGGTGGCGTATTAAAATCAGTTACGCTTAATGTTGCGGCAGAAACCGGCGAGGAAATTTTGCAGGAAACCGCGCAAATTATCGGTGAAAGAGCCTTAAAGGGAAGTTATAACGATAAAGTCGGCTATGAATTTAAGCAAAATGATATTGAGGACGATACCAACCGTGTGGCTCAAGCCGGTGTGCAAGGATTTAAGGCCTCGCTTATGTTGCCGGCGTTGGGCGGTGCTTGGCGCGGCCGCATTGAAACTAAAGCGGTGCGTGAGGTGCAGGCGATTGATGCGCTGCAAAAAGGTGATGAGGCTAAAGCGCAACTGGATATTGCGCGCCTTGATAAGACCCAAGCGCAAATTGAGCAACTGGGCGAGTTAAAAGAAAACCCCGACAAGATGCAAAGCTTTTTTCAAAAAGTATCAAGAAAATCTGACATTCGCGATATTTATATGGAGGCAGCCGAGGCTAAAGCTATTTTATCAAGCGAGGCAGTCACCAAAAATATGGATGTAATGCGCCGTTATGGCCTGATTGAAAGCATTGAGCGGCAACTCTCTTTAGCGCAAACCGATGATGCCCCGATTAAAATACCGTTTGATGTTTGGGGGTCAACGGTAATGACCAAGCAAGAACTTTGGGGCGCTTTCCGTGATGTGGTTAAGACCTATGAGGACGGCACCACAATGAAACAGTTGATGCAAAACCAAAAGATACGCAGCAATATCTTAGCTGACGGTAAAAAGATTGCAGAAGAAAATCAGCTTGATTTTGATTATATCTATCGCGGATTGTATGAAGATGCGGCCGCTGCCGGTTATTCTCGTGAACAAGCTAAAGAGGCAGCCACGCAAAACGCTTACTTTTATCTTGGGCTCGCAAGGGCGGCCGGCCAAAATGCGGTTGATATTTACCGGCAAGACAGATTGCAGTTTAATTATTCGGTTGACGGTAAACAAACGCGCTCGGCCGAACTCGACAACATTATGGATGTTATCCGCGAGGAACAATTAAGTAATGCCGATGCTAACCTTGTGCGCGCCTCAAGAGCGATTGCAAGGCGAGATGTAAACGCTATCAAAAAAATCTTAATGAAGAAAATAGAAAACCCGACCGCCGGTGATGTGCGCGAGTATATCCGCTTGTTTAATGCGGTTAGCGATATGCGCTTAAAACTTGACGGTATGAGCAATAAGGATTTTGCAACGGCTTTGCAAGAATATATGGCTCAATCACCGGTAACGGTTGATATTAAACGAACCGATGCCGACCGCGTAAAAAGCGGTATATTCTCGGCCAGTGAAACGGCCTTGAAAGATATTCAGGCTGATGGTGCAACTCAAGATTATGTAGCGGTTGCCGGTGGTCGTGTACCGGTAAACTATGAGATTGTGGAACTAAGCGACTTAATAACCTCGCACAATACCGATGGTATGGTCAACGAGGCTTACCCTCAAGCCCTGCAACCACGTGACCGCTCACGCTCGGCCAGTGATGCACAAATTACCGAGATTGTTAATAGATTTGAACCGGCACGCGTGGGTAAAGCCCCGACCGCAACCGAGGGTGCGCCGATTGTAACCAAAGAGGGTTATGTGGCAGTCGGTAACGGCCGCGCTATGGCCTTGAACCGTGTTTATGAAACCAGCGACAAATCACAAGCCTATAAAGATTATTTAACAAGCCAAGGTTATGACATTGAGGGTTTTGCTGAGCCGGTTTTAATCCGCCGTTTAGGTGTTGATTTGAATGAGGAACAATTAAGCGCGTTGGTTGATGATGCAAATACTGCCGGCACAATGCAATACTCCGATGCGGAAAAAGCGATTGCATACTCTAAGAAACTTAACTCAAACATTATCAACCTGCTTGATACGGATGCTGAGTTGGAAAGTGCGGCAAACTCTAAGTTTATCAGAGCATTTTTTGCGGAAGTTGTGCCGACCGGTGAACGTAACGCCTTTTTGGATAAGGACGACAGAGTAACACGCAAAGGTATTGAGATGATAGAAAACACGCTTGTTTCTATCATTGTGCCGGATACAAGGTTTTTATCGGTTTTGGTTGAAAACCCTGATAACAATATCCGCAAAGTAACCAGTGGCTTGGCAAAAGCTGCACCAAACATTGTTGCCTTTGAAAATGATATACAAGGCGGATTGATTGCACCGGAATACTCGATTGCACAAACCGTACGCCAAGCGGTTGAGATTTTGAAACGCGCCAAGGATAAAGGCCAAGCAACCGCACTTTATGTGCAGCAACTTGATATGCTGGAGGGGCAAATTGCACCGGATGTGCTGGCGATGGTTGATTTGTTTGACAATACCAAGTCTGCACAAGATTTTAACGACAAAATCAAAAACTATATCCGCAATGCAACCGAGCAAGGCGACACCAAGCAAGATAATATGTTTGGAATGGAACCGATAAGCAAAACAGAACTTTTGGAACGTGAGGCCAAACAAATGGCGTTGTTTCAAAAAGAGCGTGATAATTTAACCGGTGATTTGTTTGCCCAGCCGGCCAATGCACAAGGTAAGCCTTTGCCGGTATCGGTTAAAAAACAGGTGGATGATTTGTTTTCTTACGCCGAAAAGCAAGAGGGTGTCACCAAAGAGTTACCGTTATTCAGCTTAAGCGGCGAAAGCAAAAAGATTGAGAAAACTTACCAATCATCTAAACAAATTGTGGATGCCGGCGATAGCCTGCTTGGTAATCTTAAGCGCAATGCCAAAGTCTATACTTGGGAAGAATTGGAGGGAATGAATGACCTCTTGCGCCGTAAGTATGTAACCAAAACTTATATTTATCCGCGTTTGACGATTGATGATTTGCGCGGCCGCGGTATTGATGGCCGAGCTGCTGCACTGGTTGAGTATGTTTATAATGCCTTAAATGTTAAACCGGCCAAAAATGTGAACGATACTTTAGCTAACCAAAAGCGGTTTTTTGATGTTATCCACAAGACAATGGAAACAGTCATTGAGTATGCGAAAGCACACAAAGCTGAGATTGAGGCTTGGCAAACCGATATGGGCTTTAATTATGATTTGTTCCGTGCTGTTTTTCCGAGTGATGAAACCAACCCTCGCTTTGTATTTTCAAGAAACAAAGAATATAATGCCGAGGCTTTGGTGGCCGGTGGTAATAAGTTTTTAAGCGCCTTAATGATAAGCGGTTATGATTTGGCCAAACTGGATGCTATCGCCAAAGATTTTGATAAGCAAATTGAGGAAAAAGACAACACTAAAGCCAATGTTGAGCCGTGGCAAAAACATTTTATGGTTGTTAAAAGACCTTATCAGGATTCTTGGTTTGTGGTTGACAGCAACGGTAAATCTATCTCTCGTGATTTGAGTTTTGCCACCCAAGAAAAAGCGGCCGAATTTGCACAAAAGGCTTATGAATTGGTTAAGCCTTATCTTAAAGGCCAAGGTGAAACGGTTGATTTTTCGGGTATGCGCACAGGATTGCCACGCCGGCAAAATAACCAAAACGTTAACCCTGAGGCTTTAATGGAAACCTTTGGCTTTAGAGGTGTTAATTTTGGCAACTGGACAAAGCAATCAGAACGCCAAGAGTTTTTAAACCTGACTTATGATAGCTTACTTGATATGACCGAGATTTTAGGCATACCGCCAAAGGCTATTGGTTTGGAGGGTAAGTTAGGACTTGCTTTTGGTGCGCAAGGTCGTGCCGGTGCTGCCGGTCACTTTATGCCGGAATTTAACGAGATTAACTTAACGCGTAAGGATGGTGCCGGAAGTTTGGCACACGAATGGTGGCACGCGCTTGATTATTACTTTGGTGACCAATCTTTAGGTAAAGATTATAGCGGCCACGCGGTTTTGGAATTGGAAAAGCAAGGAAACCTGCGCTCGGAAACTTACGAGGCTATCCGTAATCTTTACCAGCAAATTGCAACCGCCGATATGAACGACAAGGAAGTTGAGGAAAGATACAAGGCGCAGGTAAGCCGTACCGAATTTATGATAAACAACCGCGCCAATGAAATCAAAAACAAATTTGCAAGAGCCAAAAACTCGGAACAAATCAATAAGTTTATTGATGATATGGTTGCGCAAGGTAAAAACTACGATGCCAGTAAAGACGAGAAGTATTTAAGCGATTTTCAAGATATGATTGAGGAACGCCGCCGCACTGCTGATTTGGCCGGATTGTTCTTTGATTTGCAATATCGTTTAAGACAGTTGGTTAAACTTGATGATAATACGAGTTCTTGGCGCAAGGTAAGCAAATACTACAATACCGCCGTTAAACTCAATCGCGTAACCAAAAAGAAAAACGGTTATTGGACACAACACACCGAATTGGGCGCACGTGCTTTTGCCAGCTACATTAACGATAAGGTGGCCTCAAACGGATGGTATAATTACTTTTTGGCCGGACACGCTAAACTTGGTGTATTGGATGAATACAGCTATTTAGAGGCTTTAATCGATGCTGAAAAGACCGGTAAAAAGGCCGATATTAACGACTATATGCTGCCGGTTTATCCTGCTGATGAGGCCGAGCGTGCCAATATCAATGCAGCTTTTGACAGATTGTTTAATACTATTGAGGTTGATGAGAATAATAACTTTAGGCTTTATCAGAATGAAAACTATGAGGCTTTGGGTGCTTATTCGCCAAGCAACCTGACAATTACCTTATTCAAAAATAACAATATGACAACGCTTATTCACGAAAGCGGCCACTTTTGGCGCGATATGATAAGAAAATACGCAGCCAAAGAGGGGGCGACCGATAAACTCAAAGAATACAGCGAAACTTTGGAAAATTGGTTGAGCGATGAGTGGAGCAAGCACAATGAGATTGTGCCGATGGATGACGGCACCTATCGCCTGATTTACAACGGTGAGGATGACGGCCAAGTATTTGCCAACTTTGATGATGCTTTGGAAGTAGCTAAACACGAGTGCTTTGCACGAGCGGTGGAAAAGTATTTTTATACAGCCGATGCGCCGACTTATGGCCTGCGTAAAGTATTTGCTGCCTTTAAGAAATGGCTGGCCACAAAATACAAAGATGCGGTTGATAAGTTCAATGTTGATATTACACCTGAGGTTAAAGATGTGTTTGACCGCTTGCTCGCGACCGATGGTGAGATTGAACAATATGCGATGGAAAAACGCATACAGGCCATCTTTGATACACCGGATGCAGCCAAGATGAGCGAAAAGCAATTTGAGAATTACCAAACCTATGTGGATAATATGCTCACGATTGCTAAAGATGACTATTATAAAGCGGTGGCCAAAACCGTTTATAAAGAGCAAAGCGATGAGTTTAAGCGCAAGCTTGATGAGATAAGACAAGATGTATTGCTTGATTATACGGTCGGCAGTGATGCTAACCGGTTTATCGGGGCTTTGGTTTATGGCCGGCTTGGCAATGGTGATATTGATATAAGCCTTAACCAAGCTGAGATGGAGGCTATCTTTAACGCTAAAGTGGCCAACGGTATTGCAAGATTGCCAAAACGGCCGGACGGCTCAAACATTTATACGGCGGATGGCTCAACCTTAAAGGAATTAGGCGAGTTCTTTAACTTGGATGAAACGGAAATGAAAACCGCTTTATCAACCTCGCCTCGCCTGATTAACTCAATCGAACAAGCCGCTAAATACAAAGCGCACGAGGAATTGGGCAATCCAATCAGCTATGCTGATGTTGAGGCTCAAGTAATGAAGTCAATCGCCAATGAAAAATATGAGAGCTTGTTGACAACTGAATTGAGCAAGTTATCAACCAACCCCGAAAGTAAAAACATTATGGCGCACGCGCTGATAATGCAGGCCGAGGATGAAATAGGCAAACTCAATGTCGGTGAGATTAAGCCGGATGAGTATTTTAATGCCAGCTTGAAGTATGGCGATAAAGCCTTAATTGCTTTGAATAAAGGTAATAAAAAGGCTGCGCTTGCCTATAAACAACAGCAATTAAAGCAATTTTATCTCTATAAAGAGGCTTTAAGACAAGCTGATTATGTTAAAAAGGCGATTAACCGGCTTAAGGAAATCGGTAAGCAAGAGGTTAATAACGGCGTTAATCAACAACACCAAGATGCCGCACGTGCAATTTTGGCTCGTTATAATTTGGCGGCCGTTTTAACGCAACAGCAAAAAGAGCGTTTTGAGAATATCGGCCGGTGGATTGATGAGCAACGCGCCGCCGGATATGATATTGATATACCGGACAGCTTTTTACAAGCCATCAACCGCCGTGATTGGCAGGAATTAACTGTTGATGAGTTGGGTATTTTGTTTGAGGGTGTCAAAAACATTATCCACAACGGCCGCGAGATTAAGGAATATGAGCTGGCCGGCAAACAGTTGGATAAAGAAAAGACTATTGAACGGCTGCGCGAGCAACTGGGTAAAACCTATAAACTTGACCTCAAAGAGCGCACCGGTAAACAGGAAAAGCACGCTATCAAAGATTTGTTTGATACGATTGATACCAACATTATCACCGCCGGCGGTTTGGCTGAACGTATTGATAATGCCGATATTAACGGTGTAATGCACGATGTAGTCTTAAGGCCTTTGGCTGACGGTCAAAACATTGAAAATGATTTGTTGGCACGTTACGGTAAGCGCTTAAATGAATTAAACAAGAGCCTGCCGAAAGACGTACAAGCGCAAATGTTTGAAAATGTGGACGGCGCCAAAGAGGCTTTGGGCGCAAATTATACACGTGCCGAGTTAATCTCTATCGCCTTAAATATGGGTAACTGGTATAACCTGCAACGTTTGAAAGACGGTAACGGCTTTAAGGATAATCAACTGGCTTGGGTCGCCAATAAATTAAGCGCTGCTGAGTGGGATTATATACAGAACGTTTGGGATTTACTTGATAGTATGTATCCGATGCTTGAAGAACACCAAAAGAAAATGTCCGGCCTTGATATGGATAAGGTTTTTCCGATGCCGGTTATTACGCCTTATGGTAAATACCGCGGCGGATACTTCCCGATTGTGTATGATTTGACCGCGGAACGTAAAGCCCAAGAGGCTAACTCAGCCAATACGGCTTTGCTTGATGGTGATTATGGCCGTGCCACAACCTCAAAAGGATATACCAAATCACGTAAAGATATTGTACGTGCGATGCCGCTTAAATTGGGGCTTGGTATTATCTCGCAACATATTGCAACGGTTATACACGATGTGGCTTATCGGCAGATTATCCGCCAACAATGGAATTTCTTAAATGACAGTGAGGTTGTCGGTATTTTTGATAGTTTCGGCTTGGATAAATACCGTGATGGCCTGATTGATTTGCTGCGTAAGATTGCTAACCAACCCAACCGCGATGCAAGAGCGGCCAAGGAATTGGAGGGTTATTTAAGAGTATTGCGTAACCGTACCACGGTAATGGGCTTAGGCTTTAGATTATCAACTGCTATGAGCCAGTTGATGGGCTACACCGCAAGTATTGCTGCTATGAGCCAAAGAGGCCGCAAGAACGGTGCAAAACACGGCGGTACTTATTGGTTGATGCAGGGTGTCAAGGCCTTTTTACGCTCAAAGCAAAACCGTGAGTGGGCGATAGCCAACTCTCACGAGCTGCGCACACGCTTAAACAACAACGATGTGAACGTGGCCGAGGCAATGAAAGGGGTAGCACAGCCCAAAACCACAAGACAAACACTTGAGGCAGCCTTAACCAAGGGCGGCTTTTGGTTGATTGGTAAGATGGATTTTGTGGTTGCACAAACAACTTGGTTTGCAGCTTATCAACAAGCACGCAAAGATATGGGTAAAAATCACCAAGATGCGGTCTTTTATGCCGACCGTGTAATGCTTGATAGCCAAGGTAGCGGTAACTTAAAAGATACAACCCTGTTTCAGCGCGGTGGTGAAGTTAAAAAATCTATGGCTTTGTTCTTCTCACCGTTTGCCGGATTGTATCAATTATGGACACAAGCGGCTAAAGATATAAAGGATAAGCGCGACTTTAAGGGTGCTGTGCAAGATATGTTTACGATGTTTTGCTTGTCGGCTTGGATGGAGGGCATCATTAAAGGCGACTTACCGAAAGATGATGACGATGAGGCGCTGGAGTGGATTAAGTTTTTCTTGGTCAACCCGATATTCTATTGGATGTCAACGATTCCTATTTTACGTGATATGGCCGGATTTATGGAATACGGCCGTGCGCAGCCGACAATTTACACCAAGGCAGCGCAAGTGGCTTATGAGCCGGTGAATGATATACGCAAGGCGGCAATGGGCAAAACCGTTGAGGCAAACAAATTTATTAAAGATTTGATGAACGCCATAGCGATGGGTACCGGTGTGCCGGTGGGTGGCCAAGTGGCTGACTATACCGACTATTATACCGGCTTGATGCTTGATAATAAACAGGCTGACAGCTTGGGCGATATTCTCTACGGATTGTATCGCGGTAAAGAGCGCAAGTAAGGTTTGAGGCGGTGGTGATGGCCGCCTGAATTATTATGTTTTTCAAGTTTAAGCGGTTCACCTAAGGGTGGCCGCTATTTTTTTAATCAACTTTTTTAAGAAAAGGAAAAAACGAAAATGACTATACCTGCAAGTATGCCTGTGAGGGCTGCTTATACCGGCGATGGTGTAACTGTTAATTTTCCGGTGCCTTTTATGTATTTTGCAAATCAGGACGGCACCAAACAAATCAAAGTTATGCTGGCAGATAGTGACGGTTTAAACGAGGTGCAGCAAATCGAAAACACCGACTTTACCATAACTGATGCCGGTATCAACGGAACATTAACAATGAATACCGCACCTGCCGTTGGTGATAAGCTAACGATTGTTTATGATATACCGATTGAACAATTAACCGATTATAGAGAATTTGGCCGCCTGCCGAGTGAAAGTATTGAGGCGGCGTTTGATAAAGTTACCGCGCTTATTAAACAACACCAAGAGATTTTGAACAGATGTATTAAAATCGGTATCAGCTCAATTTCTGACCCTGATACGTTGGTGGCTGAGGTTGAGCGTATTTACGCATCGATTGATAATGTAGATGCGGTGGCCGATGACTTAACCAATGTGGATGCTGTATCGGGCGATTTAACCAATATCGATACGGTGGCCGGCTCGATTAACAATGTTAATACGGTTGCAACCGATATTACTAATGTCAACACGGTGGCCGGTGACAAAACCAATATCGATACGGTAGCCGGTGACAAAACCAATGTTGATACCGTTGCCGGTTCGATTGCCAACGTCAATACGGTAGCAACCAATATATCTGACGTTAATACGATTGCAACCAATATTGCTGACGTCAACGATGTGGCTGACGATTTAACCAACATTGATGCGGTTGCCGGTGATTTAACCAACATTGATGCGGTTGCCGGTGATTTAACCAACATTGATGCGGTTAACGCCAACAAAACCAATATCGATACGGTGGCCGGCTCAATTACCAATGTCAACACGGTGGCCGGCGATATTACCAATGTCAACACCGTAGCTGCGGATAAAACCAACATTGATGCGGTTGCCGGTGATTTAACTAATATCGATACGGTGGCAACCGATATTGCGGATGTTTCCGCTGTTGCAACCGATATTGCTAAAGTTACGGCGGTGGCCGATGACTTAACAAACATTGATGCGGTAGCTGACGATTTAACCAATATCGATACGGTGGCAACCGATATTGCGGATGTTTCCGCTGTTGCCGGTTCGATTGCTAATGTCAACACGGTAGCAACCAATGTTTCTGATGTTTCCACTGTGGCAACAGATATTGCGGATGTTTCCGCTGTTGCCGGTTCGATTACTGATGTTTCAACCGTGGCAACAGATATTGCCAATGTCAATACGGTAGCCGGTGATAAAACCAACATTGATGCGGTGGCCGGCGATTTAACCAATATCGATACGGTGGCAAGCAATGTTTCTGATGTCAATACGGTAGCCTCTTATATTGCCAATGTTTCAACCGTGGCAACCGATATTGCCGATGTGCAAGCCGTTGCCGGTGATATAAGTAATATTGACGGCGTGGCGCAATTTTTAGGCCAAATAGAAACCGTATCAGACAATATAAGTGATGTAACAACAACCGCGGCAAGTATCGCTGATGTTTCAGCCGTGGCAACAGATATTGCCAATGTTAATGCCGTGGCTGCTGATTTGGCCAACATTGATGCAGCCAGCACTTATGCTGACAACGCCAATATTTGGGCTGAGGGAACAGATGAACAGGTTCAAGCCTTGGGTGGTGTTCACTCATCAAAGGGATGGGCGCAGGAATCTGCAACAGGACAGGTAAACTCGGACTGGACGGAGGCAGATAGCTCAAGCAAGGCCTATATTTTACATAAGCCAACCAAATTATCTGATTTTACGGATGACACCGCAACAACACCGGTAGCAAGAGCAACAGCCGATGCCAACGGTGATACAATAAGTTCAACCTATGCCAAGACCTCAAGCCTCGCCAGTGTTGCAACAAGCGGTTCTTATACCGACTTAAACAACAAGCCAACCTTAGGCACAATGGCAGCCGAAAGCGCCAGTGACTACACTAAAAGCGCAAACCTTGCGGCGGTGGCCACCAGTGGTGCTTATAGCGACTTGTCCGGTCAACCAACCAAGTTAACCGATTTTACCAACGATTTACCAATTAAGGAGGGTATCCCTGTGAGTATTATTACTGACAAAAGAATTGAAATATCCGGCTCAACCGTCAATTTGTATTGGCACGACCCGATGGATACAATTATTGATGGCTTTGTCTTGTCAAGCTGGGCAAGCACAACCATTGTGAAAAAACAAGGCTCGGAGCCTGAAAGTGTTGACGATGGCACGGTTGTGGCAACCATTACCACGCGCAACCAATATGCAGCCACACCTTTGACCGATACGCAAGCCAATGCCGACCAATGGCATTACCGTGCTTTTCCGCTTTCGGTTAATGGGGTTTATTCGCTTGATAAGCGCAACTGCTTTTCTACTGTTGTTTATGGTTATCGTATCAATAAAATAGATGCGGCGCCGGCAACACGTGTGGAATATCTGCAAGGCTGCGACAACTATTTCTTTGACCCCTGCCAAATGAATTTCGGCGAGGATAGATTTTTTTGGGGAAGTTGGGAAAATGCCTTTTTCATCCCGAAACCGTGCTTGCTTAAGACCAACGGTACGGTTGATTATTACCTCTCTAAAACCGATTTCAGATACAAAGAGGATGGCTCAACTGCCAGTAACGTGCAGACCTTGCCGTCAAACGGCAACTTTATGTGTGAATTTCCATCTATCTTTGTTAAGACTTGGGAAGATAGTAAATATATTTATTGTTTATTCTCAAATCAAAAATTGGATGATGATTTTGAGTGTTGGGCAACCAAACAAAGCGATGGTACTTATGCCGACCATTTCTATTTGCCTATGTTTGAGGGTACGGTTGTTTCATCCGTAATGCGTTCTTATGCCTCGAACGGCAAACCGACCGCATCAACTACGGCCGAAAACGAGGCAACATACGCAACCGCCAACGGTACCGGTTGGAATACAACCACTTGGGCGGATGAGATGTTGATGATGCTACTGTTTCCGCTGTTGTTTAAGTCAACCGATAGCCAAAGCGCTTTAGGTTACGGCGGCACGGCATCCTCAAGTGCATTAACGGTTAATAATGATGCCGCAATCGCCAAAGGTTTAATGTACGGCACAAGCGGTGCATCGTCTTACGGTGTTACTTATCTTGGCTTACATAACTGGTGGGGGCATCGTTGGCGCAGACCTAACGGTTTAATGAATGATAACGGTAACTACAAATTTAAGCTGACACATTCAACCATTGACGGTTCAACCACAACCGGTTACAACCGTACGGCCAACGGCTATATTTCAAGCGGCGTAACACCGCCAACCGCAAGCCAAAGTTATATTGACGGTTACAGAGTTATTGGTAAGTTTGGTATTGTACCGAGCAAAACCAGCGGCTCAAGCTCAACATATTATTGCGATGGTATGTGGACGAATAACGGCCAGCTTGACCAGCTCCTCCTCGGTGGCGATGTGTATCACGGCGCTATCGACGGCGTGTTCTGCTTTAACGTGAATGACCTGCCGTCTAACTCGGGTTGGGTCCACGGCGGCTCGCTTTCTTACCATACCCTTTAAGGGGGTTGCAAAGGGGGATAACCTCCCCCTTTAGCATATTAACGCTGCAATTATTATACTTGGGGGTTGTGTGGGCGCCTTGTCGGGCGCGGTTC